TTTACCGTAGGAACGGAGTTGGTTCCATCCACTGAGTAGAGTTCATAGCATGGATATAATCTACGCCTACCGGAAAGCCCTGGAAGAGGCCCGGACGCAATACGCCGATGCGGTTGCTGATGGCGCGTGTGACTCTTATGATGACTACCGCTTCAAGACCGGTATTCGGCGCGGCCTGCTTCACGCCATGCAGATTTTTGATGATGTAGTGAAAAAAAATGTTGAAGAAACCGATGATTTCTGATTTTAACCCTTGACAATACGAAATCAGATGTGTTAAGAATCAGATAGATTGGTAAAACTTTCGACTTCCCCGCCCTAACCTCTCGTTTCGGCGGGGTTTTTCATGCCAAAAATTCGTGATCGCTGTGAAGCGAACAGAGGACTCATGCACTCAGAACCCCAGTTGCCGTTAAACCCAGTGGGCTATTTCATGCTGGTGGAAGAGCGGAAAGCCGAGAACAAATCAAAGGGTGGGATTGTGCTGCCGTCGGAAGCGATTGATGCACAGCAGTATTTAAATATGTTCGGCAAGGTGGTTGCGATGGGCGACAACTGCTACCGGCATAAAGAATTTCAGGATACCCCGTGGTGTGAGTTGGGCGACTTAATCATGTTTCATAAGCACAGCGGGATGCGGATTGATGTCAAGGCAGTGAACGGCGAGGATGAGACGCGCTATCGGCTGTTGAAGGACAACGACGTGCTGGCGGTTGTGAATGATCCAGATGTGATCCGTACAGCGGTTTATTGAGTTTTCAGGAAAGGTGGCAGAGCGGCTTATTGCGGCGGCTTTGAAACCCGCTAACCCGTCAGGGTTCGTGAGTTCAAATCTCACCCTTTCCGCCAGTAGACGCCACCCTGATCGGATCAGATCGATCAGGGTGACTAACCAAATCGCATTTATAAGGAATGCAAGATGGCTTTAAACAATCTAGTGTACCAGAACAATCAGATCAACCAGCGTGGCGAAATGCTGTCACTGACCGATATGTGGCGGGCGGCTGGAAGCGATCCGAGCAAGAGGCCAGCCGACTGGGCGCGGCTTCCAGCAACGAATGAGTTTGTTGCTCATATATGTGACGTAGTGGGTAAATCCCATGACGATATAATTCAAACACTTAGAGGTAATGAAGCGGGAACTTGGGGTCATTGGCAGATCGCTATGGCCTATGCCAAGTACCTTTCCCCTGAGTTTCATGCTTGGTGCAACGAAGTCGTTAAGACCCACATGGAAGGTCGGAACGTCCCAGTTCAAACGACCGGGGCGATTATCGCTTTTTCAGAAGATCGATTCTTCGATGCCCTAGCCTCTGCGATGGCCCCGGTGACAGCGGGCATCGTAGCGATATTAGAGAAGCAGGGTAAAACGGATAACCGAGTGGATCGCGTGGAGATGGACGTATGCGCGATCAAACACGATGTTCTGGCGCTGCGCTCCGATGTTTTTCAGATCGCCAATCGGGGGCGGAAGAAGATCAAGGATTCCGTTAAATCGGAGATCGTGAGCGGTATTCAGATGTTGGGCGGAAGCTGCCCCTGTTGTGGGTTGAAAAAGATTGTAGGCGATAATTCTGAATTACTAGGAAATCCAGAGTTCGATCACTTTTACCAAAATAGTCAGCCAGGAATAGACCATGTTTGGCTGATCTGTAAATCCTGCCATGCTGAGTTGACCTACGGAAAGATTCAGCGCGGGGATCGGCAAGATGAATTTAACGCTTTCCAAAAGAAACGACGGCGCTTACCTAAAGCGCAACAAACTCTACTAGAAGTTTTTTAACAGGGATTTATAGGAACAGCGATGGCAAATAAAAGCAGAGCTTCAAAAAAAACCATCGTTGCTGCGCTGCCTGCGCCTGTCTCTACGGGTATTCCAGAAAAAATATCATCGCTCCCGGTTCCAGAGAATCCGCAACATCCGGTCGTGCAATACATGCAGGACAAGCTAGGCGCTGATTTTCAGCTTTCGCCTAACTATGGTTTGCGGGGTTTGCCGGACATCCCGAAGAATCGGGGAAACGCCGATCTGTTTAATGCAGTCGCTAACCTTCCTGTTGAACAGGGCGGTCTGGTTGGAAGCAATTTGGAAGCGCGGCCTGAGTTGTTTTTAGGAAATGATAGGCCCGGACAAATGGTGATAGCGCCGTCTGGCCGTCTTTATAACAATGGAGTCGATATGAACGGCTCTACTGGGCTGACCTATCTTGAAAATCCGCCAAGAGTTTATATCGACCCAACACAACCAAAAGGCGACTGGGCTGGCGCATCTAAAAACAAAGTCAATCCATTCCAGACTATCGTCCATGAAATGAATCACGCCAATAATATCGTTGCTGGTTCAAAACCTAGACCTGCTGTTTATCATAGTGCTTATGCGCCACAACCCATAACCGCCGCTTCGGCAAATTTTGATGCCCAAAATCGAGGGGATGTTAAAAGATTCACCCAAGATGCCTATGATTTAGGTTGGCCGTCTACTGTCGATCCAAAAAGCAATTATATGCACCGAAATTTTAGCGAGACTATGGCGACTGCGGCTGGATTAGAGGCTGTTCAGCCCCGTGGAAAATTGCCTTGGGATAGCGAAAGCGGAGCCAAACTGTTTAATACTCCAGAACGAAAAGGGGCTTATGTTGACGCGACCCGAACCGGACGAGAACCGATAGCCAGTAGTAGCGAAGGTTACGACTACGGAAGGTTTGCCCAACCAAGATTTAAAGAGAGCTACAAAGATCGAGTCCAACAAGATCACAACTCCCGTGGTCTTGGCGGCTACAACGCTTTAATGAATACCCGACCGATCAACCAAGTGGTTGCAGATTGGTTTAAGTGAAAGTTTCGTAACACAACCCGCCCCGTGCGGGCTTTTTATTGCCCGTGGTGTTCCCACGTCCCCAATGACCGTCGTGAGACGGACAGGAGTTTTTAATGCCCAACATCGTTGATGACGATGACGAAGTTTTGTTGCCCGATGATTTTGTAGACGACAGCGACGATCTCAGTGCGCCGGAACCGGCGAAAGATGAGACTGAATCCAAGCCAGAGTCTCCTGATACCGGAAAGGAATCGGAAGTCGCCAAGGCCAGCGACGATGAGGAAGCGCCCAAAGAAAGTTATAGCAAACGGGTTCAGGCCCGCATTAACAAATTGACGGGACAAGTCCGTAAATTTGAGCAGGAAACGAATTTCTGGAAGGAGCGGGTAACGGCGCTGGAAGCCAAGACCTCTGCCAGGGAATTTTCGGACTTCCAACAGCAAGTCGCTTATTCAGAAGCCCAACTTGCGGCAAGCTACCAAGACACCCAAGCCGCTTACAAGCGGGCCAAGGAAGAGGGCGATATTGAAAGCGAGATGAAAGCGCATGACAAGATGCTGGACTTGCGCGATCAACTGGCCGAGAAGCGCCGCCTCTCCCAAGCCGCCAAGGTCGAGGCGGAGAAGTTCCAGCAGCCTGAAAAGCCGAAGCCACAGCAACCGCCGCGTGAAAGCGCCGCAGAAGTCCCGGCTGACTTGCCTGATGGAACGCAACAGTGGTTGAAAGCAAACCCGTGGTTTATGAAGGGAGCCGATCCTACAGCCGCCAAGTTCGCTCGTGAGCTTGACGCTGCACTACAGGAAGAAGGCTACACCCCGGATGACCCGGCGATGTACAGCGAGTTGGATAAGCGCCTGCGGGCGGTGGTCCCCAGGGTTGCCAAGCTGGTTAAAGAGTCTCCCACGACTCCCGCCAAACCCATGCCCAAAGCGCGGGTGGCCGGATCGTCGGCGGATGGTCAACGTACCGGGACGCCGGGGACTGCGACCAAGCCAGCGCGGGTTCTGACCCATAGCGATCTCGATTCCATGCGGAAATTCAACATGGACCCGCGCAACCCCAGTCACCGCAAAGCGTGGCTGCATCGTAACGACCCGCTGTAAGGAACTGACCACATGGCGAATCAACGCACCGGGACGCCGGGAACTGCGGCCAAGCCAGCACGGGTTCTGACCCATAGCGATCTCGATTCCATGCGGAAATTCAACATGGACCCGCGCAACCCCAGTCACCGCAAAGCGTGGCTGCATCGTAACGACCCGCTGTAAGGAACTGACCACATGGCGAATGCTGCTGTAGCAACCAAACAAGAACACCCGGTTCTGGCCGGAATTGAAGCTGATCGCGGAACGCTCCGCGCCGCTGATTCCCGCGAGAACAACCCGATCCACGACGATGACGATGCGCCGTGGACCGCCTCGACGCTGACTTCCGCCCCCCCAGCCCGCCCCGGCTTTGATCAGCGGTGGATTCGGTACATGACGATGGGCACAGAAGACATTCCGCAGTTGATGCGGAAAAGGAACGAGGGTTGGGAGCCGCGTCACCCGGACACCGTTCCGAACGGGTATTTCGCGCCGACCGTCACTCACGCCAGCTTAGGCAACGTGGTGTGCAATGGCGACATGATCCTGATGGAGCGATCCAGCCGGCGCGGCGACAAGCAACGCGCAGCGATAGCGCAACTCACCAAGAACCAGACCGGCGCGGTGGAACGGTATCTCTCGCGTAACGCCCCTGGCGGCGGCGGATTTGGGCCTGGGGAAGTGGATCAATTTGAACGAAAGGTCACGACCGGCAAGCGTCCCCGTATTGCGGACGATTGATCGGCCTCTCTCTTAATGACCGCTGTGAAGCGGACAGGAGTTTTAAATCATGGCTAATGTAGATGCCAAATTCGGGCTGCGGCCCGTGCGTACTCTGGGGTCGGAAAACGTCAACCAGAATGTGTTTTCGATTGCCACCGATTACGCCACCGCCATTTATACCGGCGACGTGGTGGAAATGACTGGTACTGGCAAGAACGTCACCAAGGCTGCGTCCACCAACGTCGATAATATCGGTGTGTTTGTTGGTTGCTCCTATACCGATGCCAACGGCAAGCCCACCTTTAGCGCCTATTGGCCCGGCGTCTCGGACGGCAAGGCCAACATCAAGGCGTTTGTGGTCAGCGACCCGGAAACCATCTTTGAAGTGCAGGCGGATGGCTGCGTGGAAGGTGAAATCGGCGTACTCGTTGATTGGAACGTCGGCACTGGTTCGGCGCTGACTGGCCTGAGCGGCCTCTATGCCGTGGTCAGTGGCACCTCTGCCACCACGGGCGGATCGCTGCGGGTATTGGGTCTGGTTGACCGTCCCGACAACGCCTATGGCGCTTACGCCAAGATTGAAGTCATGTTCGCTGAACATGTCCTCGGTCGCGTCGTGTCCGGCGTCGGCGGCATCTAATCCAAATTGATCGCCGTGATGGCGAACAGGAGCATTGAATCATGGCTATGAATCGCGCCAGTTTCCCGAAAGACCTTGAAGAAGGCTTGAACGCGCATTTCGGGATGGAGTATCGGGAATATCCCGAAGAGTACAGCAAGGTCTTCGACACCTTCAGTTCCAGCAAGGCGTTTGAGGAAGATGTGATGTTTGGCGGGTTTGGCCCCGCGCCGATCAAGGGTGAAGGTGAATCCTTTGCCGAAGACGAAGCGCGGCAGGGCTGGACCGCTCGCTACAACATGATCACCATCGGCATGAAGTTCGCCATTACCCAGGAAGCACTGGAAGACAACCTCTATATGCAACTGGGTTCGCGCTACGCTCGTGCGCTGGCCCGTTCCATCAAAGAGACGGTTGAGGTGATGGGCGCGAACGTGCTGAATCGCGCTACGACCAGCGGCTATACCGGCGGCGATGGTAAGGTGCTGCTGGCGACCGATCACCCGCTGCTGTATGGCGGCACGGCGTCGAACAAGCTGGCGACCCCGGCTGACCTGTCGGAAAGTTCGCTGGAAGACATCTTTACCCAGATTCGCACCGCCACCGATGACCGCGGTCTGCCGATTGCGCTCAAGCCCAAGCGGCTGATCATCCCCCCGCAGTTGATTTACACCGCCGCTCGTCTGCTGCGGTCTACTCAGCGTCCGGGGTCGATGGACAACGACATCAACGCGATTCGCGCTCTGGGCGTGATTGGCGAGGACGTTCAGACCGTGACCCGGCTGACCGATCCGGATGCGTGGTTTGTGAAGACCGATGCGATGGACGGCTTGAAGTTCTTTGATCGGGTCGGCATTCAGCGCGGCATGGAAGAAGACTTCAATACCGGCAACGCGATGTACAAAGCCCGTCGGCGTTGTCAGTTCGGGTGGTCCGACTGGCGCGCCTTATTCGGCTCGGAAGGGTCTTGACCGTAAGTCATTGATTTTGCTTGGTTTTATTTTTATATTTTTTATTAAACCAAGCAATAATCACTTGACGTTTTGTACATAGTTTAGTAAACTAGGGACTTCTTTTATGGAGTCCCTAGTTATGACTTGCGCTAATTGCAGTAATGAAAAAGTTGTTGCCAAAGGTCTTTGCTGTACCTATTAAATTTGCGGTTTATTGATTGAAAAATACCGCTGGCGCGGCGGAAATTTAAGCGCGTGGAGAGGCTGTAGTAAACGCCTCGTTGAAGCGTGAACGGGGCTGGTATGAGCCGGAAGACCCTGAGCGATAGCCGAAAGGCTTTTTCATCAGTATCCCTGATGGGGATTTTGATGCCTTCCCTTGACAGCCATACGCTGTTATGGTGTAATTATGTTAGATTGAAATTTTTTTCAAATTTTAATTAGTTCCCTTGACAACCCTACGCCGATATGGTTTACTTCGAATAAGTTGAAATTTCTGTCACCCGCGCCGGTTCACGGTTGCGGGTTTTTTATTGCCTGTAACTCTGCCCTTTAGGGTGTTGACAGCCCCTGCGGCTGATTAACGGAGATCATCATGTCTAAACAGACTCTCACTCGCGCCACTCAGAACTACATTGGCGCTGGCTACGACGCGACCGTGTACGGTGGAAATGGCCGACCCGGCGTTCCGGTCAACTTCCTGACCAAGATCGACCTTGGCGCTCCCAAAGTGGCTGTGGCTGCCGGCATCGTCAAGGGCGCGACGGGCGCAACCGAAGCTCCGAACGTCAGCACCATCACGATTACTGCCGACACCTACCCCGCCTCTCCGTTGGATCAAGCGGCGCTGTTGGGCACCACCACCGTCAACGGGCAAACCGTGATGCCGCTGGATGTGCCACGCAACGTGACTGCCGCGATCAATACCGCTGTTGGCAATATCACCGTCCTGGTCACTGGCTACGATCAATACCTCAAGCCGATGACTGAACTGCTGGCGATTGCCGCTGCGGGTACTGCGGTGGTCGGCCTTAAAGCCTTCAAGTACATCCGTAGTATTGCCCTGACCTCCGATGCCGATGATTCCGGCAAGGTGATCAACGTCGGCTTTGGTTCGCTGTTGGGCCTGCCCTATAAGCTGGCCGAAAAGTCCGATCTGCTTTCGATGTTCTTTGATGACGCACTGGATGTCCCATCGGCGATTGCCAAAGCGGTGACGACTTCCCCCGCCACTAATGTAACCGGCGATACAAGAGGGACTATCGCAGTGGCTACGGTCGGCAATATGAACGGCACCAAGACCCTCAAGGGCTGGATGCACGTTGCTGATCCGAGTACCCCGGAAGGTCTGATCGGCGTCACCCAGGCTTAACCTCCTTGCCCCTTTCGAGGGGCTTTTTTTTGACTGTCGTGAGGACAGCCAACTCCCATCGACGGAGACAGGAGTCGCTTAATGCCACGTCCGACCACCCAAACCATCACCCTGAGCGCCGCCGTAGGCAATGCCGTATGCGCGTCACAAACCCCCGGTGGCGCAGGGGCGCTGACCATCAACGGCGCAAACGCCAGTGGTGGAGTTTACACCGCCCCGAACAGCACGCCTCGCCATATCACGATCACCTCTGGCTCCAACGAATCCGCCAAGACTTTCACTATCACTGGCACGGATCGGAATGGGCAAGCGATCAGTACATCCACGACTGGCCCGAACGCGACCACGAAAACGATTGCGATCAACTTCAACACGATCACCGGGATCAGTATTGATGCTGCCTCCGTGGGCGCAATCACCGTTGGCTTCGCCGCCGCTGCGGATACCGCATGGATTCCTCTGGATCGCTACAGCGCCCCGGAGATTGGGCTAGGCGCAGTGCTGAGTACCGACGCTGGCATGACCTTTACCTTGCAGACCACCAACGCCGATTTGCAGGCCAGCGGCTTCAAGGAAACCGACGCGACCGCATTGAGCAACCCCGCCTTTGCCTTGAACGGCTCCCTGAACAGCACGGTTTCGCTGGTAGCCAGCGGGATTCGTTTTGCGATCAGCGGATGGACGGGCGGCACCGCCACTTTCACCGTGTTGCAAAAGAGTTGACCTTGAAAACCGCACAGGAATTAGCCGATCTCTTTCCCCGCGCCAAGCCGGGGATTCTGGAAGCGATTGATACGGTCGGTGTTCCCTTGGCGCATTTGATTAACCCGATTCGCTTTGCGTATTTCATGGCGCAATGCGCTCACGAATCAGCGGGTTTCCAGTTCACCAAGGAAGTCGGCAGCGCCAAATACCTGAGTCGCTATGAAGGTCGGCGTGATCTCGGTAACACCGAGATCGGTGATGGTGTGCGCTTTTGCGGGCGCGGCGTGATCCAAGTGACGGGCCGATCTAATTACGCCGCCTGTGGTGAATGGATTGGCCTGCCGCTGCTTGAACAACCGGAACTCCTTGAAGAACCGGGTCCGGCTGTCCGTTCGGCCTGTTGGTATTGGATGACCCGCAAGCTCAATCCGATTTGCGATGCCCAAAACTTCACCCTGTTGACGCGCCGAATCAATGGCGGCACAAACGGCATGGCGAGTCGCAATCAGTGGCTTGCCAAAATCAGGACAGCGATTCATGGAGATTGAATTGGATATGGAACGCATCATGCGCGAAGAAGCGTGGGGCTGGCTCAAAAAGATTTCCAAGGCGCTGCGAGAATTAGAGCGGGTTGATGGCTCACTGGATTCCGGGTTACTGCAATGAACTGGATACTTCGTCAACTCAAGCAACCTTCTACTTGGAAGGGGTTGTTTGTGGTAGCGGGTATTGTTGGTTACAAGATTGACCCGTCCTTGCAAGAACAGATCATTATTGCTGTCACCGCCATTCTTGCCGCGATTGAAATCTACCGAAATGAACACAAGCCGCAACCCGTTAATGTCGTTCTCCCACCGATTGACTTGGTTAGTACGCATCTGGCGGAGAAAGAAGCTCAAGCCGGACGAGTTGTTGGCAGCCCTGATCCTATGGCTGATCATTATTATCCTGCTGACCAGTTGCGCGAGTCCGTGTCATCCGACAATGGGCCTGAACAAAGCGGGTTCGGAGATCGATAGCGTGGGTATTCAGTGCGAGTGGAGATATTGAGATGACTATCCACTGGTTCAAAACCTCCGAACAGCCGCCTATGTCTGGAACCGTGATTATAGGTCTTTGGCCGATCGTCACCGTGGAGTCAGTCGTGTTCGATAACTATCACGGGTGGTTGAAAGCGCCTGGAAATATCCGCGAGCCGCGCACCGAACCGGAATACTGGGCTGAATTTTTTAATCTGCCGGATGGCATCGAGCGTGGCGAATGAAATCCTTTTGGATAACTCTACTGCAAAAAGCCATCGCCGCTCTGCTTGCTAAAGACTGGGATGCGGTCGTGTCGAGTGTGTATCTCTTGACTGGCGCGGATATTCCCGGCGAACAGAAGCGCGAACAGGTTTATCTCATGCTGCGCGATGCGGGAGTCAGTGTCGCATCTTGGCTACTGTATGCCGCTATAGAAATAGCCTACGGGCAGCTTAAAGAAAAACTGGAGAAGCAGAATGGCTAATCTCGGACAAAAAAACATCGCACAACTCATTACTGTTGTGGTCGGTAGCCCTCAAACATTGGAAGCGGCGGGGTTTACTGTGCCTTATCCAGTGACTCTGCATATCACTCCTGGTAGTGGTGGCACCGTGACGGTAAAGCAGCGCGGATCAGCGACCGGGGAATTTCACAATATCCCTTATCCGCCTGCCACTCCCGGCGTCTTCTCGGTTTATGACGTGGTGAAGCTGGACGGTGGAGTAGAGGCGTTGCAGTTTACCGCTGCGGTATCGGATGGAATAGTGGAACTTGCCCAATGAATAATTTATTCACCCCTATCTGGACATCTGAGTTATGGAAACCTGTATGGGGTGATGCGATTAGTATTTGGCCTAATGACCTTGCTGCTATGCAACGCCTATTCTCGAACGGCGAACTCGGCGGCTACTGGCCTGCCGACCCGGCGTATGCGTATGAAGACAGCGCGGGGACTATGGCGGCGAGTGTGAATGGTGTGGTTGGGATAAGGTATGACCAGAGTCAAGGAACCGTTGCTGCGGCGAGACGGAATCTGCTGACGTACAGCGAGGATTTTAGTAATAATGAGTGGGCGGGAAACAATGTCACGATCATTTCTGCTAGTGCTATTGCCCCAAATGGGGCTTTGTCCGCGAGTAAAATGGTTTCTAGTGCCTACGAGTCTTGGCATTACGGTAGCAACTATACAGCTATATCCATACTCACTACTTATACCTATTCAATATACGCAAAAGTCGCCGAAGAAACTACATGTTTTGTAAATTTTCCAAACGATGGCACTTTAACCACTTTTAATTTGTCAACAGAAACGGTGGCTCCGTATAGTGGTGTTTCAGCTAGCATCCAATTCGTCGGTAATGGCTGGTATAGGCTGATTTTAACTTATACCTCGGGCGGCTCCGAGACTGTGTGTAATCCATTTTTTGGGTTGCGAACGGGGAGTTATACAGGCGATGGAGCCTCTGGGATGTATATTTGGGGCGCTCAACTCGAAGTCGGCGCATCTGCAACCCCTTATCAAAAAATCATCACGGGCGCTGCCGATTGTCTCCCCGGTAATCACGCCATACAAGCCACAACAGCCAACAAACCCTACCTCCGCCTCACTCCCACCACCAACAAATACTGGTACGACAGCAACACTGCGACCGGGGCGCTCACCGCTACATTCAGCGGCGCACTTGGCAGTGCTTGTACTGTTGCGACGGTGACGCCGGAAGGTGTCTCGATATTAGAGTCTCAAACTGTCGGCGCGACGTACAATATCTGTCCGGCGTATGGCTACAATGCAGACGTGCTGATCATTGACCGCGCATTGACCGTAGCAGAAAAGGCGCTGGTGACAAGAGTCATGCAACGTAGTGTGCCGAGTCTAGGGAGTAATCTCGCTGTCAACGGCTCATTCGCTACGGACACTGATTGGACTAAAGGAACCGGGTGGAGCATTGACGGAACTGCCGCTAAATCAGCCGGAACAGCATCCAATCTCACTCAAACATTGGGCGTCTCTGGTAATCAGTACCGGGTGACAGCCGATATAACCAGAACTGCTGGAACCGTAGGCGCATACAATGGAACGGCGCAAATCGGCGCGACTGCCGCAACGGAAACTGCCGCAAAATACGCCATGAAAACCACGTCAACCACGGTTGGATTCAGAGGCGATGCGTCGTTTGCCGGAACCGTAGATAACGCCGTGATTCAGGAAATTCTCTAATGTGGACTGAACGCCTCGCCCTCGCCCTTCCGCTGACTCTTATCGACGAAGCGAACACCCTAGGGGCAATCATTGACCCAGACAGCGGCGGTTCACTCACATTCAGCACTGAACAGACGGTCGGCGATTACGTTGTAGCCAACGTACCATTCACTGAGCAAATGCGGTCGATTGTGATTGGCCGCGATTCAGCGCAATGGCAGGCCGCGATTGCCGGACGGGCGGCGGAGAAAGGCATGGAGCCGCTGAGTCCTGAGACGATTGAAGCCCTTCGCGCCGCGCTGTTGTGCGGCGATGAAGTGACCGCGCTGGAATTAAAATGAGTATGCTACTGACCGCAGCGATATTCACTCTCGGCTTTGTCGCCGGGATCGCCTTTACCATCTGGATGCTATATCTGAGGGCTGAATGAAACGAACTGCTCTTGCTTTGGTTCTCGCCCTCTCTGGCTGCGCGACAGCCGATTACGCACAGATGGCCGATGTGACTACGACCGCCGTATTCATGGAAACTGGATTAGCGATTGAAGGTAATCCGGTCTGGGGCGGCGCGAACTGGCCGGTGATGCTGGTTGTAAAGCTCGGCGTGAATGAAGCCATCAAATACACGCCAAAAGAAACCTGTGAGCCGCTACTGATGTGGTCTACGTTGTTGGGGAGTGGCGCGGCGTTGTGGAACATTGGCATCATGGCCGGGAGTGGCCCTGCTGCGATACCTGTTGCTGCAATGCTCTGGGCATGGCAGTGGGACAATTGGAGTCAAGACTCAATCAACGATTGTCAGAAAGGCGGTGTATTTTGAGAACGATCCTTGATCTAGCGGCGGTCGCTGGCGTATTTGCGATTGGCCTTGTGTTGGTCATCGGCACACCATTAGCTGTGGCCGTACAGATTCATGACGCAGTAGAGATGATTCTGCCGGTGCTGTTCTAATGGAAATCACTCAAGACAGTCTCGTGAAGCGCAGTCCGACTGATCAAAATCGGATTGCGCGTCTTGAGGCCAAGCTAGATCAACTTAGTGAACTGGTGTCAAGAAATAACGAAGATAATCAGAGGGCCGCGATTCGCAGCGCCGATATTAATGGTCGGATCGCAGCGCATTTCGATGACTCAAAACGTGTTCTTGATATGATTGATGGACAAGATGTGCGACTGCAAGCCCTCGAAAAAGCCTTCATTGAGCTTCGAGCACAGAACACCAATATTGCTGAGTTCATGGGCGGAGTGCGTAAAGCGGCCTGGATTGGGATTACTTGCGGCGGAATACTGCTGTGGTGGATTGTCCAGCGGTATTTGGAACACGGAGCCGGGATGAAATGAAAGCCATTCTCTTGTTCTTCTTCCTGTTGTTTGGGATGTTCACTTTCCAGATCGTTCATTACATGGAGTTCTCTGATCAGATGGCGCGGTTCGCAAACAAAGGCCCGCGCTTTACAGCGCACGATGGTCAAGTGTTGTGCGAACGAGTGAAGGCGTTAGAGAAAGAACCGCAACCTTGCCGGTATGCGCCGTGACCGATCCAGAACCCGCCAAAATAGACCTGCTGACACCCTACGAACGGCTGGCATGTTATCGCTGCCGGGCGATGCAGATTAGTAACGACAAGCGTTATGCGTGGTGTGAGCGACACGAACCGGAGTTTCCGCTGATGTGTAATCAGTATCGGGGGACTAATGGCTGAACAGGCTGCGCCTAATCCGGTTGTCTCGCTCTCTTTTTCTGCAGGACTGGATAACCGATCCCGCGAAACAGATATGCCGGATGGTGCTTGGCGGGTGCTGGATAATGTTGATGCGACCCGAGAAGGGAATATCCTGGTTCGGCAAGGGTTGCGACAGCTTTTGACCGGCGCGTGGCATTCGCTGATTCAGTATCAAGGGCGGTTGTATGCGGTTAAGGACGGGGTGTTAGGGTATTACGTCGGCGGCGTATTTACGGCGCTGGTGACTCTTTCACCTGATGCACCAGTGCGGTACGCCATCCATAACGAAGAATTGTACTGGACAACGCCTTATCAACAAGGCCGGATCGTCGGCGCGACCGCAACGATCTGGGGTATGGCATTGCCACCACTGACTCAAGCGACTACTTCATCTGTAGGTGGGTTGGATGCGGGTATTTATCAAGTAACGATGACCGCTGTTCATAGTAGCGGGCTAGAGTCTGGCGCTTCTGATCCGGTAGCGGTCACGGTCGCGCAGAATGGCGGGATTAACATCACGGTTCCGACTGGGTCTAGCTTTCGGGTCTACCGATCAGCGGCCAACGGCGGGCGCGATGAGTTGCGACTAGCGGCAACTCTCGGTAGTGGCGAAAGCGCGACACTGGGAAAGGCGGATTTAGGTAAGCGACTGGAATCCTTGTTTGCCGCTAAACCGCCACCAGGGCAGGCGCTTTGTAGCTTTAAAGGCCGGCTGTGGGTTGCTGCCGGATCGGTCCTGCAATACACCTCGCACCTCTCCCCGCACTGGATTCTCCCACATTCCTATTTCTCATTCCCTGAACCCATCGCCGGGCTGGATGCCGCCGAAGACGGGCTTTATGTCGCCACTTCTGGCGGTGTATGGTTCCTGGGCGGCACTGATCCGGCGCAAATGACGCAACGGCTGGTGTCCACGGTTGGCGCTGTCCCCGGCAGTCCAGCGCACGACTTGCCGCTCGATGTCTTTACAGGGGAGGGTCAACTTGCTGCCAAACAAGCGGTCTGGCTGGATAACGATGGCTATCTGTGCCTGGGCAAGCCGGGCGGGATGCTTGTCCACCCACACAAACAACGCTATTCGATGGGCCAGCACAGCCGCGCCGGGCTGGCGTTCCGCCAATATCAAGGCCAGCGGCAAGTGTTAGTGATGGCGAGTAGCGATGAGGAAACCAATCCGTTGATTGCCGTCGATGGCGCAGTCAGCGAGGTAGCAGCAAATGGGTTTGCGCTCAATAGCTGACGCTTACAAACAACGACTAGCCTATTGCCGGACTCGTTGTTTGTATTATCAACGTACCGAAGATCGTTGCGGCGCGTGTGGTTGTATTGTCCAAGCACGGGCGGCGATTGGCTGTCCAAAAGATTTCTTCAAGCAAATTAAGGTAGAAAGCAATGAAACTCAGTCAGCTTAAACCCGCATGGGCTAATGACATCCTTCGTCTGATTCGCAACCGGCGCTGGGAGCATAACGACGATGGTGATGTACTGGTCGGTAAGATGCGTTTTGCGGGCCTGCATACACACTTCGCGCCCGATGGGTTGGGCTGGCAAGAAGATAAGAATCTGCTGACTACGGAAGGATTGACCCATGTCCTTAGTGTGACCGTTGCGGGCGGTAGTCAGAATACAACGTGGTATGTCGCGCCTTACAGCGGCAATATCTCCCCAACTGCGAGTTGGACTGCGGCGAACTTCACGGCAACGGCGACTGAGATTACCGGTTATTCAGAATCAACTCGTGTTGCCTTCAATGAATCCGCCCCGGCTGCTGGTGTTACCAACAACTATAGCAACCCGGCAGTGATTACTGCGACTGGCGCACTGAGCATCTGGGGCGCGGGCATTCTGTCAGTCAGCACCAAGAGCGCCACCAGTGGCGTGTTATTGAGCGCCGCCAAATATGCTGCTGTGCGGAGTCTGGCTGAATCCGGCGATACGTTCGGCATCAAGTACCAGATTACCGCGACGGACGTTTAACAATGGCAGGCGATATTTTTTATAACAAGGTGAGCCTGTTGCTGCCGATGACCGGCAGT